AAGAACAGCTTGGTGGCATCTACAGCCTGTTGAGTGTTGAGTTCCAGCACCCATACATCATACTGTTGATCAAGCAGCTACAGAGAGCACGAAAGATTGCCCCTTGGCCCAATGACATGGTCACACCGAGTATTGTGACTGGTCTCGAAGCTCTGGGGCGTGGGCATGATCTACAGAAGCTGCAGACATTCACACAGGCCATGGCTCCTCTCGGACCTGAGACACTTGCTCAGTACATGAACATGGGTGAGTTCATCAGCCGCACAGGGGTGAGCCTGGGCATTGACATGAAGGGGCTCATCAAGACGCCTGAAGAGATCCAGATGGCTGAACAGGCCGCACAGCAGCAACAGATGATGGCCATGCTTGGACCTGAAGCTGTCAAGCAAGCTGGAGGTGTGTTCCAGAAGAATGTTGAATCACAAGGAGGTAACCCTAATGGGTGAGAAGGATACCAAGAAGACAAAGAAGACATCTCCCAAGAAAACTAAAGCCCCTGCAACTCCCCCTGAGAACCAGGGAAAGGTGGTGAATAAGATCACTCGGGTTGACCATTAACAGGAGCACTAATATGCAAGTCGATTTCACTGAACACGAAGACACGACTCCCGAAGAGGAGAAACACAATGAAGAAATGGTACGAAAGTATGAAGGACAAAGTGGTACAGCTGCTGAAGAAAGCGGGGAAGCTGCTCCTGATACTACTGGTGACGGTGCTACTGGAGCTGAAGACAGGCCTGCTGGTCTCCCTGAAAAGTTTAAGTCCGTTGAAGATATGGTCCGTAGCTACCAAGAGCTTGAAAAGAAGCTTGGAGGAGCCCGAGATACCACTGAGTCAACTGGTGAGGACGGAACTGATGAAAGCAAAGGAGACACAGACAGTACTGACGCTGAAGAAACCCTAGCTTCCAAAGGTCTCGATCTATCAAAATATGAACAGTCATACACTGAGAACGGTGCCCTGACCGAGGACGATTACAAGGAACTCGAAGCTGCTGGCCTCCCCAAGAATGTCGTTGATACGTACATCAAGGGCCAGGAGGCTCTCACTGAGGCCTTTGTATCCACCGTACATGAAACCGTTGGGGGTGCTGATGAATACGCCAAGATGATTGAGTGGGCCAAGTTGAACAAGCCTGCTGAGTTCATCAAGGAGTACGACACCCTCATCACCAGCCGGAATGAACAACTGGCCCTGATGGCCGCAAAAGGACTGGCTGCAGATTACAAGGCAGCCTACGGTACGCCTCCCAAACTCCTGGGAGGCAACGGGAATGTGAGTTCTGACACTCAGGGCTACCAGTCCCGTGCTGAAATGGTTCGTGCGATGCGCGATCCTCGCTACAAAGAGGATGAAGCATATCGGAACAAGGTAGCTAAGAAGCTGCAGAACACGAACTTCTAATCTTGAATAACTCCAGAGTGGGCATCCTGATCAGTATAAGCCCCGCACTGGATTTCAATTACAACCATCCAGAACATACAGAGGAGTTTGAAAAGCCCTCAATATGGAGTGCTGAGGCATGATGTACTGAGGACAACTTCGAGAACTTTGAGTGTTGTACTGTGGTGGGTGGACACACACCTAACACATATCAAAACTTAAAGGAGATTCAAAAATGGCTAATGCTACTCCGTCCCGCTTAGGGATGATCAATGGAACTGGGGCTGATGATGCGTTGTTTCTGAAGCAGTATGGTGGTGAAGTTCTGACCGCCTTCGAGGAAACCTGCGTCACCCGTGAGAACCACGTCATTCGTAACATCAAAAATGGTAAGTCCGCATCCTTTCCTGCTACCTGGAAGACTGATGCCCGTTACCACACTCCTGGCACTGAGATCCAGGGTCAGGTAATCAAGCACAACGAGCGCATCATCACCATCGACGACCTCTTGATCGCTGATGCCTTCATCCCTCTGATCGATGAGGCCAAGAACCACTATGAGGTCCGCTCCATCTACTCCACGGAGAATGGTCGCGCCCTCGCCAACGTGTTTGACAAGAACGTATTGCGCATGGGCATCTTGGCTGCTCGTGCTTCTGCCACTGTTGAGGACGGCTTTGGTGGGACTACCATCAAGAACGCTGCAATGGCTTCTGCCACCCGCAAGGAAAAGGCTGACGCCATCGTGGACAGCATCTACGCTGCTGCACAGGCATTGGATGAGAAGGATGTTCCTGAGGCTGACCGTGTTGTGTACCTCCGGCCTGCCGAGTACTACACGATCCTGGATCACGACAAGGTTATGAACACCGACTACTCTGGTGGTAACGGTGACTACGCGAAAGCGAAGATCCTTGAAGTGGCTGGCACCAAGGTCATCAAGGCCAACCATCTCCCCAACGACACCGTAGCTGACAGCTTCGGCAACAAGTACGATGGGGACTTCACCACTACTGTGGGGCTGGTCCAGCACAAGTCTGCTGTCGGTACCGTCAAGCTGCTCGATCTGGCTATGGAGGGCGAGTACGACATTCGCCGTCAGGGTACCCTCCTGGTTGCCAAGTACGCCGTTGGGCATGGCATCCTGCGCCCTGAATGCGCTGTCGAACTGAGTTCTGCTGCTGCTTAATCTGAACCAATGGGGGGTCGGGGAAACCCGGTCCCCCGCTTTTCCAATAGAGGAGAGAACCACGAATGAACTACACACCAACAACTGAACTTGAAGCAGTCAACGAAATGTTGGGGATGGTGGGAGAGGCCCCTGTGAACAGCCTGGAGGTGTCAGGGTTGGTGGATGCAGGCCGTGCTCGTACTCTCCTACACACCACCTCTAGGTCCATCCAGTCACGCTGTTGGAACTTCAACACAGAAGATGAGTACCCACTACTCGTCGACGAGGAGGGCTACATCAACCTTCCAGCAAACACATTACGTGTTGATGCGACAGATCCCACAATCAAAGTTACACAACGTGGGTCACGTCTATATGATCTCGACAACCACACCTACATATTTAATGAGTGCCCAAAGCTCCGCATCACTTTCTTCCTTGAGTTTGAAGTTATGCCTGAACCTGCACGTAGGTACATCACACTAAATGCTGGACGACTCTTCCAGACCGAAGTGCAGGGGAGCGACTCAATTCATTCACAGACATACAAGGCTGAAGAGGAAGCACTGGCTGTCCTCAGAGATCTTGAAGCTGACAACGGGGACTACTCAATGCTCCCACTAGGGCTGAGGAGGTAACCATGGCTATTGTGAGTCAGGCCATACCGGCTATGTATAATGGCGTGAGTCAACAGGCTCCATCCCTACGGCTCCAAACGCAGTGTGCAGAGCAGATCAACATGTTCCCCACGCTTGCCCAGGGAAACATGAAGCGTCCTCCTACTGAACATGTCGCCAGAGTCGCCCCTTATCCTGGGTCAAACATTAAGGTACACCACATACACAGGGACAGCGCGGAGCATTATCAGGTCACCTTCAAGAACGGTGCGATTCAAATACATGATCTTGTGACTGGAGCATACGTTCCTGTGGCAATAGAGGACGTCGATGGATATCTGAGTACCACAGATCCCAATCAAGATATCACATGTGTCACTGTCGCTGATCACACCTTCATTGTGAATCGTCGTGTGAAAGTGAAGATGCTAACCTCTGAGGCTCTTGAGACCCCTCCTACAACAGGATATGTGTACGTTAAGAAAGGATACCGCAGGACATCTTATAGTGTAAGTGCTGGGGGGAAGTCAGCTTCCTATACTACTGATGATGAAAACTACTCAACATGGCGCACCACGTCCATCCGCAGTAACCTACAAAGCGGCCTAGCAGACGCTGGACTGTCCGTGAGTGCTGTTTCAAATACCATACGTATCAACGGTGTTGGCTCGGACATCAGCACATCAGATAGTTATGGTGACCAAGCCCTTGTATGCTGGAACACCACCATTCAGAAATTCAGTGATCTCCCTAATAAGTGCTTTGGTGGGACACGGGTGAAGGTGCACCCGGACGCTGAGGAGAACTGTCCTGCTTATTATGTGGAGTATGATGGAACAGAAGATATATGGAAAGAGTCCAGGGGCTGGAACCAGCACAACAAACTGGACCCGGCTACGATGCCCCATAAGCTGGTGCGGCAGGCAGATGGCACCTTCACTGTTGAGCAGATCACATGGGCTGAACGGGAAGTAGGGGACGATGATACATGCAGCATACCTTCCTTTGTAGGTAACAAGATCAATGGGATCTTCTTCTTCAGGAACCGTCTTGGTCTCATGAGCGGTGAGAATGTCATCCTCAGTCGTAGTGGTGACTTCTGGAACTTCTGGCCTGAGACTGTCACTGACAACCTGGACACTGACCCCATTGACGTGGCTGTGAGCTGCAACACTGTGGCCATCCTGAAGCATGCACTTCCATTTCATGGATCGCTGCTGCTCCTCAGCGACAACGCACAGTTCCAACTTTCAGCCGATGGACCCCTGACGCCCTCGTCTGTGTCCCTCAACCAGACTACAGCGTTCGAGTGTCCGGGGTACGCTCCTCCTGCATCCGCTGGACAGAACGCCTTCTTCACAATCGACAAAGGCGCATTCACAGGTCTCATGGAGTACTTTGTGGATGATGACTCGGTTTCAAATGATGCTGCTGACATCACAGCTCACTGCCCCAGATATGTCCCTGGAAATGTCATTCAGGTGGCAGCGAGTAGCAACGAGGATCTCATTCTGCTTGTGAGTGCCCAGGATCCTTCCAGCATTTATGCATACAAGTATTATTGGTCCGGTAACAAGAAGCTCCAGTCAGCGTGGGGAAGATGGACGATGGGGGGTACCGTGCGCGGCATCAGCATCAACAACACAGACATCATCGTGTCTATTGATCGGGATGGTGACCTCTATATTGAAAAGCTGGCCCTCCAGTTTGACGGTGATCCTGGGTTTGGATGGATCATCAGTCTTGATCAGAAAGCCACTGTACAAGGGACGTACAACGCAGACACCATGAGGACTGCCTGGGCACTGCCGTATGCTGCCGAGGGTGCCACACTGGTGTATGGCCTTGAATGGGAAGGACGAGCGGGACATAAGGTGAGTCAACAGGTCACCTATGATGGGAACATGGTATATGTTGATGGGGACCTGTCGGCCTATCCCATGATCATAGGAAAGCCCTATATGTCCAAGTATGTCTTCAGTGAGCAGTTTGTGAGGACAGGTGCCGAGGACTCAGAATCAATCATCGAAGGCCGTCTTCAGCTCCACCAGATGTCGGTGAACTATACGGACAGCGGGTACTTCAGGGCCACGGTGCAGCTCCCTGGTCGTCCATTATACACCTATGAACTTGATTCACAGCTCGGGTCAGCTACAGCAATCATTGGGAAGCCTGATATCAAGTCAGGGACATTCACGTTCCCTGTCCGTTCTGTATCGAGTGGTGCGCTGATCACCTTGGAGAATGACACTCATTACCCTTCAACCTTCCAGTCTGCAGCGTGGAGGGGCAACTTCACCATGAAAAGCAAGAGGCTATAGATATGGAAGTACGAGCAGCAGTCCTTAACGACTGCGAAGTGATAAGCGCAAACATGCGCGAGTCAGATAAGGTAGAACTGAGAGCCGCCACTGGGGAGAGCCCGAGGGCGGCTCTCATCAATTCATACGAGAACACTGCTTATCCATACACGATAGTTCATGAAGGTGAACCAGTGGCTATGTTTGGGGTCGGTGAGAGCCCCCTCTATGATGCTGGGATTATATGGCTATTGGCTACGGATGAACTGGAGAAGCACCCTATTATATTTGCAAAGCACAGTGAAGAGTGGATTGAGAAGATCAGTGCCCCGTATAAGGTGGTCACCAATATGGTGTATGCAAAGAACACGACAACTCTCAGGTGGCTTGAGTGGTGTGGATTCACACTTCTTGCCCCCAAACCCTTTGGGAAATCAAAAGAGTTGTTTATCCAAATAGTGAGGTATTGATAATGTGTGAAGGTGGAATGATGGCAGCAGCTGCTGCAATTTCTATTGCTTCTTCTGCACTTGCTTATACTCAGAGTGCCGCTCAAGCAAAGGATCAGCAACAGGCAGAGGCCACTGCTCGGAAGAACAACGCTCTTCTCAAATACGACCAGATCACCGAACAACAGAAACAGGCAAACCAGAAGGCAGCCAACGAAGAGCTGGATGTTGAGATGGCAGCCCGTAAAGCTGTTGCGAGCCAGCGAGTGGCCTCAGGTGAGTCCGGCCTTACAGGAAGTAGTCTCGAACGGCTGGAGCAGGGGCTTGCCTTCAAGTCACAGCGTGACCAGGAGCGCATCGAGCAGAACAGGCAGAACACTGAGAACAGCAACCGCTTTGAAACTAAGGCCGCTGAACTTGGAGGGACTACACTGGGAGTTCGTGGAACAAACCCTGCGCTTGCTGCGCTTGGTATTGGTCTCTCTGGTGCTTCAGGTGCCATGAGCCAGTACAGACCTGACGAAGAATAGAGGAGCATAACCATGGATCGTAACAGACGCAAGGTACGTCTAGTTGAGGACAGCACAGACGTCACCAGATTCGAGAACAAACAGATAACCAACGAAGTACAGACACGTACACACGAGGCATACGGTGACGCACGTCCCACCTACGTACAGACGTCTGCTGCAGATCTACTTAGGTCATCCTTGAGACAGGCAGGCAGTGCCATTGGTACGTATGAGAACCGTAAGTACTCGATTGAACAACGAGAGAAGCAGAAGCAGGAAGTCAAGGACAGGAAGAAGGCCGCTACTGCTGGTGCAGCTGCTGCTGTCAAAGGTGAAGAACGTGCCCAGGATCGTGAGGATGCATATTACACAGCCTATGATCAGATCTCAGGTGAGACTGTTGCCTCCCGCATCTATAAGAAGAAGGTGGAGGAGTTCAGACAAAACAACCCCACCATGTCCACTGAAGAGCTTCAGGCCGGGATCACAGATATCAAGAGTGAGCTACTGAACGACAAGAACGATGACTACATTGTCGGGTTTCATCAGGTTGCTGAGATCGTGGATAACAGCATCTACACCACACACCGGAGGGAACAGCAGGCACGGCATGAGAACACTGTCTTGGATGGCATCACGGAGACTGTAGCCACACTCGGTAAGGCCATTGGGGATGACCCATTGAGTGCTGAAGATCCGGGAAGGACTGCTGGAGTCATGCGTAAGAAGCTGTCCGACATGCAACAGAAGGCTAAGGATAGTGGTATCCCTGATGCGAAGAACAAGGTGACTGCTGCCTGGATCAATGTTCTTGGTCCTCTTGCAAAGCAGATGGGTCGTCCTGATCTGTTGAAGGTGTTCTACACACCTGATGAAGATGGTGGTGTGCAGGTAATCAAAAGCCAGTATGCCGGAGAAATCAAACGGTGGGAGAAGGCTGCAGAGACTGCCCAGAAGGACCAGGATGAGATGGGCCTGTGGTCCACTGTTCGCAGTGACCATTCAATCAATGGGACCTTGAACTATAGGGATGCACTCGCCGACCTTCAGAACCCTGAGTACTTGAAGAAGAACAACATCAGCCTGGATCAGTCCAGAACATTCACGAGCATGATCGAGGGTGAGTGGCGTACAAAGCATACAATGCAGCAGAAGCAGAAGGACCAGTACGAGACCAACGCGATGAACGAAGTGTTCAGTCTTGCTCTCGATGATTACGATGGTGCTGTTGCTCTGGCCCGAGAGAAGTTTGAAGGGAAGACTGCCTATGATGTGATCAACGTACTCAACCGCAACAAGTCAGATGGTCTAGCCTTCAACAACGTGATCAAAGGTATCCAGAACGGAACGTACACATCCCAAGCAGAAGCCATGAGAGCCTCTGGGTTGAGCGGTGAAGACTCCATGCGTGTTGGCCGCTACTATGACATGTATCATGGAGAGAACAAAGCAGTGTTTCATAAGGGCACAACCATGCTACTCAAGCAGCTTGAACAGCAGCACTCCATGTTGAACATCGCTGACGCTGGTCCTCTTCTTGAACACATGAACGAAGCTAACTTTGCTCTGTTGGAGGCTGTTGAAGCTCGTCAGAAAGAAGGCCTGCCTGTGCGTGATCTCTTCAACCCCAAACATAAGGACTACATCATTGATGACCTTGTGGAGGAATATAAGGTCACCCGTGAACAGGCAACAGATGCGATGTTGGATGCTCAGATGAGTAGCTTGACCCCTGAAGAAAAGAAGGAACAGGCAGAGGCTTTGCGTTATCAGGTCAGTGGGTACTTAGGTAAAGAGAACGGATTTCATGTCTATATCAACGAAGATGCATTCATCCGGGAAGTTCTCCGTGAGCAGGGCATAGATATGACGGCTGATGCTGTGGAGTTATTCAAAGCAGATCCAGAGAACATGAAGGAGCTTGCAAAACAACGTAATGAACAGAATGTGATTATACGATTCTGATGGGGGATAAGTGACGATGCCATACAATTACAATCTGACTGGATTACCCAGAAAGACCAACGACCCAAAGCCTATGGCCTTGACGTTCGATAACGACGAGGATCGTGACTCCCTGTTCAGCACCTTCAAAGGCTACTACGAGGCTTTCAAACAAGGATGGGAGAACTCAGTCACAGGGTTGGCAATGGCTGACGAACTGCCCACCAACAAGCACCTGGACTTCGACGAAGAGGTTGTGAGCTTCATCGGGCAGACCCTGGGTGACCTTCCTCCGGCTATTGTTGGTGGTCTCCTGGGGATGGGTGGTGGTAACCCGCTCACTGTCGTGGGTGGGTCCATGGCTATGACCGAAGGTATGCGAAAGATGTACATGGACAAGCTCGAGCGTGGAGAGATCAAGGACGCACGGGAGTTCATGCACCGTCTTAGTGGTGCCACATTAGCAGCTGTCAAGGGCGAAGCATTAGGCATGACTGCCGGTAAAGCTGGTGAAGTCGTGGGCACAGGCATGTCTAAAGTCACAGCCGGAATGTCCTCCGCTGCTACGGCAAAGGTAACCGCAGGTCTTGTTCAGGCTCCGGCTGAGGCTGCTGCCATGGCCACCGCAGGGGCCTTGATGGACCTTCGGGCACCCACCATGGAAGACTTCAAGATGGCTGCTGCTGGTGTGGTTGGGATGCATGTCAGTAAGGCAATCGCCCTGCCCAAGAAGACAGTTGATCATGTCAGCAAGAAGCTCCAGGACAACTACCGAGAAACAGGAACGCTTCCTGATAAGGTGGTGGCTGATGCACAGCGTGACCCTGCGCTTATGCAGGATCTGCTGTCACTCAACAAATCCATCGAAGACACCTACAACGCCAAGCTCAAGGGCCTGGATAATCGCAAGGCTCCTCGCAACAAGAAGGAGAAGGAAAGACGGAAGAAGGAGCGGGCCAAGATCGAACAGGAACGCCAGAAGGCCCTGGAGTCCCTCAAGAAGAAGCAGGAGGAACTTGAGAAAGCTAAGGACCCTGAAGCTGAGACTGAGGCCCCTGAGATCACCGACAAGGAGATCCTAGATACCATCGAGAAGGATGTGGATGGTGCTCCTGCTGAAATGCCCATCACCTCCATCGAGGATAAGATTGACTTTGAGGGTAAGCCTCACTCCTCCCTGGAGAAGCGTAAGCGTGACATCATTACCGAACAGATGATTGACAAGTACGATCCTCTGTACCGGTGGGTGAACAAGCTCACAGGTGATGGAGCCTTTGCTGAGAAAGCAGCTACTGCCCTCAATCCTTACAAGGCACAGCGACTGTACGAGGGTACCAAAGGAAAGGTCGAGTACTTCCTCAAGCATGGCACCTTTGACCGCAACACCCTTAAGGATACTGGAGCCGGGTACAGCCAGATAATCAAGAAGGTTGGGGAACGGAGACAGGAGTTCTCTGTCTACCTTGTGGCGCACGAGGCCCGGAACATGGAAGCATCATTCAAGTCCCAGCGGGACCAGAAGCTCTATGATCTCGGGACCAAGCACTCGAAGCTGAATGACAGATTGGCCAAACTTGAGGACCAGAAGCGTTCGCTTATGGCTGACAGCAAGACCGTGGCTGACATTCGCACACATGAGCGCACCACAGGTACAATCAACCGTCTCAAGAGACGCCTGGAAGCGCAGGAACGACGTATCGAGAAAGCCCAGAAGGAACACGGAGACAAACGCCCTGCAACAGTCAAAAGATTGACAGACGCCCGTGACAACACCATCAAGCGTATCACGGAACTCAAGCAATCCAATGCGGAGCTGTTGAAGAAACCAGGTATCGCTACTTCTGTGCGCCAACACGAACGTGCAGTGACCAAGCTCAAGAAGGTCAACAAAGAACTTGAGGCACTCAAGAAGGAACGCACAGAACTTGAGAACGCAGCCCCGGAAGGGATATCTGGGTTCGAGTTTGCGGACAAGGATTCGTACATCAAGAACCTTGAAGCCAAGCACAGCGACTTTGTAGAACTACGAAAGGAGTTCATCAAATACTGTGATGGCTTGTACACCTATATGCGAGACGCAGGGATCATCAGCCAGGAGCAGTACGCAAAGCGCAACCTCGAGTACATCCCAATGAAACGTGTGGTGCCTAATGAGAAGAACTCAGTCACCGCACAGCGTAAGGGAAGCGACAGACCTGTGGTGGATCCGCTGCTGCAGGTGATCAAGGATACATCCCTGGCAATCACACTGGCTGAACGAAATGCTGTACACAAGAGCATTGTTGATTTCGGACTGAAGTATGATCCGAACATGAAGCTGGTGAAGAAAGGCGAGATGAAGAAGGTACGCCCCTTTGAAGAACTCAGAGAGGAGGCAGCACGTCATGGCCTTGATCCGGATGCCATTGATGTTGAGATCTACAGGGAGCCCAAGGATGTCATTGAGGTGTTTGAGAACGGGCAAAGACGCAAGTACACAATTGATCCTGAGATCAAACGTATGCTTGAATCCGTGGATGCTCAGAGTGCCAAGGTACTCAACAATATGCTCAAGCCGCTACGTGGCCTTACCAACCTCAAACGTGCTGGTGCTACTTCCCTCAACTTGGACTTCGGTCCCAAGAACGTGTTCAGGGATACTGTCAGCGCATTCATTAACAGTAAATATGGAATCACTCCTGGGTGGAGCACAGTCCAGGGGTTGTTCAGTTCTATCAATCGCGACGACTTGTACAAGAAGTGGGTCAAGGCTGGTGGTGACAATGCCATGATGGTGAGTCTCGATAAGCCCCACCTCAAGGACACCATGATCAAAGAGTTACAGGGCATTCCCCTGTTCAACAAGATCACCAATCCGAAAGAGCTGGGCAAGATGGGACTACACGCTCTACAGACCGTCTCAGAACACTCTGAGAAGGCAAATAGGCTTAGTGAGTTCAAAGCTGGACTCAAACATGGGGACAGTGCTTTGGATGCCGCATTTGCCTCCAGAGAGGTCACACTGGACTTCGCCAAGTCTGGACACATGGGTAAGGAGATCAACAGACTGGTCCCCTTCCATAACGCCTTCGTACAGGACATCAACAAGGTATACCGTCTGTTCAAGCATGACCCAGTAACAGCCACCATGCGCTGCACCATCGGGATCACCCTTCCCTCGTTGATCACTGCGTATTTAGGAAAGGATGACCAGGAGATCCAGGACCTGCCAGCATGGCAGAAGGATCTGTTCTGGTGTGTGCGTATTGGTAGTGGTGATAGCTCATTCATTGCCCGTATCCCTAAGCCCCACCTACTCGGTGTGGCCTTTGGGACTGTGCCTGAGCGCATCTTCGATTGGATCATCAATGAAGATCCGCATGCGTTCGATGGTCTTATGGAGTCGTTCAAGAGTGTGGGGACGCCCCCGTTGATGCCTTCGGGTATCGATACGTTGACGTCTGTCCTGACGAACTACGACTACTTCAGGGATACGGACATCGTGCCCTCTGCCCTGGAGTATAGGCTGCCGGAGTACCAGTACACCGACAGGACCACTGAGCTGTCCAAGTCAATCAGTAAGTACCTAAGCCCACTCACGGGCAACTCCAAGTTCACCTCACCAATCATGCTGGAACACATTGTCCAGAGCATGACTGCTGGTGTTGGCAAGATGGTCATCGAGGCTGCCGACTATGCTGCAAGGAAATCGGGGATACTGGACGATCCATTGAGAGCCGCAAGCACCCTGGCTGATATGCCTATCGTGCGTAGTTTCGTGGCCCGACATCCGTCATACGGTGCTGCTCCTATCCAACGCTTCAGAGAGCAGTACAAGAAGCTGGAGAAGATCGCCACCACTGTGAGCATGCTTCAGGATGAGAACAGGTTCGCGGAGGCACTCAAGTATCTGCCGGATAACAACCTACACATGGTCAAGAACTACCATGACCATATGGCAAGTCAGATCAAACTGATCAACTACATCAACACAGCACCACCCCGCCAAGGTGTACCTCGGGAAGATCAGGAGAAGCTGAGGCGGCAGATGATTGATCAACTGTACAAGAACCTCATTGAGACGGCCCGACTTGGAAACATAATGCTAGATAGAATTGAGAGCTTGAAGGAGGAGGAACAGGATGGCTTACAGCTATACTGAGACGGTAAGTGATGGGGTGCAGCAGCTCTATGCTGTGCCCTTTCCCTACCTTGATAAGGACCATGTACATGTCAGTGTGGATGGGGTAGACAAACCCTTCACCTGGGAATCCAATGGGATGCTCAGGCTGGACGCAGCAGCCCCTGAAGGATGTCGTGTACGTGTGTACAGGGAGTCCCCACGAACGCTGAGGCTGGTGGACTTTGCGAATGGGGCCATGCTCAACGAATCCACTTTGGATCTCAACGCCAACCAGCTCTTCTATGTCATGCAGGAAGCCTTTGACACAGCCATGAGCACCTTGAGCCTTGGATCTGATGGAGCCTGGGACGCACGAAATAAACGCTTCTCAAACATCGGATACCCCACAGAACGCTTTGATGCTGTCTGTAAGGCATACATGGATGAAGTGTATGTACCTCTCATGCAGAGCTACCTCCAAGCACAGGCCGATGGTGTTTCCGAAAAAGCTGCTCGTATTGCTCAGAAGCTGGTGGACCAGTTTGAACGGCTGAGTGTTCAGATGCATATCCTCCCCACCGGTGAGACAGGGTACGGGGAATATGATGAAGGCACAGGCGTACTCGATATCTACATACCTGAGGGACCTGAGGGACCTGCAGGACCAGAAGGACCACAAGGTGTGCGTGGGCCTCAAGGCATACAAGGGCCTCAAGGCATACAAGGACCTCAAGGACTTCTTGGTCCCCAAGGCCCTGCTGGTTCTAACGGGCCGCGCGGACCACAAGGAAACATTGGACCCCAGGGGCCACAAGGCCCCACAGGCCCCCGTGGTGAGCAAGGTCCCGTAGGGCCAATGGGGCCTGGAGGGCCAATAGGTCCCAAAGGTGACAAGGGTGAACAAGGCGATCCCGGTCCGCTCGGGGCGCAGGGTCCCGCAGGTCCAATAGGTGACACACCTTTAGGGCTGGCCTTCGGGAACTTCAGAGTTGAAGCTGATGGCAACCTGTACGTGGATTATGTGGGGACGCTGGACACAAACACAAACAACTTCTCATTTGACAGTGAGGGGAATCTGGAGGTGACAGTATAAATGGCTACACTGAAAATAGGAAAGGTGCGCCCTACTGTTAAGGGTGAGTGGGCGGAAGCCACCCCTTATGAAGCACTGGATATTGTCAAGTATAATGGAGAGGCTTGGTTCTGTGTGGAGGATGCTCCTGCTGATCACCAACCTTCGAGCACATCAATCTATTGGGCAAAGATGGCAGAGAAGGGAGAGGACGGAGCACAGGGGCCGGAGGGTCCCCAAGGACCTGCAGGGGCTGATGGACTCAACGGTGCTGATGGTGCTGATGGTGCTCAAGGCCCTCAGGGACCTGAAGGACCCATTGGTCCCATGCCAGCCTCTGAGTGGAATACTGAACATACAGCTGTACGTTTTGAGACGGCTGAAGGTGTGTGGGGAGAGTACTCAACTGACCTGACTGGACCTCAAGGGCCACAAGGTGAGCAAGGGCCACAAGGTGAGCAGGGCATTCAAGGACCTCAAGGCATCCAAGGTGAGAAGGGTGACAAGGGTGACAAGGGTGACAAGGGTGACACCGGACCTATGCCTGCGCTCTCCAGCTCAGTAAGCAGTACCAGCACCACCGTGGCCGCAAACAGTGCCGCAGTTAAGACTGCCTACGACAAAGCTGTAGCTGCTGATACTGCTGCAACACAGGCAAACTCCATAGCTGCAGCTGCGCTCCCTGCGAGTTCCTTCACGTCTGAAAATGTGTTCAATAAGGTGCTTGATGAAGATGGTACAGGAAGTGGGCTCGATGCTGATATGCTGGACGGTAAACATGCTAGTGCGTTTGCTGCTGCTACACATACACACCCCACTT